GGGTAAACCGTTTCCTGAGAAGTAACTGTTATATAGGGATTATTTTCATCCGCCGTATTTGGGTTAGGAATCTGTGAAACTATTGTTCTATAGGTAATATATAAATATCTCCAATAACTACTCCCCTCATTAGAAGAATATCTTTCTCCCTCAGTATGATCAGTAATAGTGGTAGTTCCTGCTTCCAATTCTATCCACTTACTCCCACTATAGTATCCTGCTGACCATCTTTCTTCAGATAAGGTTGTAGCTGTATATATATCATTTGGATTAAAGAAATCAACCCAATCTACTTCTCCCTTAACGCGATATTGCATATTTAAAGTGACAGAGGTGCTATCTAGTCCTCCACTATCATTAGCGTAGTATAATCCAGGGATAGAAATGCCAACAACAAGCCCCTCAACAGCATTGCCACTTGTTTCTGTAGTAGACCAATCTGTGTCTAATTTAAAGCCAACTGACTTATCAGAATACGTATCCGCAAATGCTGGAATTATTCCTTGATTTAATTCTCCGTATCTGTAAGAAGTCGTTACATCATCATAGTTAGTTATTGGATTATCATTTAAATATTCATCTCCAATATAATCAATTGGATGGTCTGCTATACAATATAATGCATTATATGTTTGGTTATCATCAGCAGTGGTAATAAATGAATTAATAATAGGGGGAGTAATCCTATGTCTTCCATATAATACAGGTACTACAACACCTTGCTCTTGTACGTTAGGTTCTGCTTCCCATCCATAAGTGGGAGTTGATGTTACATTATCTAATCCGCTAGTTACACTCCCTACGTCGGATATTGTTCCACCAAAAACAGCATTTACTAACATACCTCCGACAGTAGTTAACGCAAATCCTACAGCAGCTTTTAACAGTGCCCCCGTCCCCCACGCAGTAACAGCCGTAGCAGACATATTTCCAGTAAGTAACCCTGCTGCCAAAGGAGCAGCGGCATAACTAGCTAATACAGATACGGCTAGAAGAGCCACCATTTTTAGTGGATTTTTACCTCCACCTCTACTTCCACCTTTAGGAACAGCGACAGAAAAAACCACAGATGATCCTTCTTTAGGAACAATTGCGGCTAATTCTTCATTTGTCTCGTTCTCAAAAACATACCCATCAATAGCAAGTACAATTTCCAAATCAGATGATAATACGGGATTAAAAGAAGTTATAATCTCTCCTATAGAAAGACCATAATCAAATTCTAATATCTTTTGACTTTTATGAGGATCAAAGATATTTTCAATACAAGTTGCTTTTACCTTGCGCTGTTTTGGAATGTGCTGTCCCACCTATGAAAACCCCTTATTCTATACTTGTATTTAAAATCACTGAGTTTGGTTATCTGCGGACCTTGATCTTTTAAGGTATGAATATATTGTTTGCTATTTATAAATATTCCAAAATGATGAACAATACTTGGGGTTTCAGGAAGCATATTTAGTGCTATGAAATCTCCAGCTTTTATATCTTTTTCTTCAATCTTATAAAACTCCTCTTTAGTTCTCTCTAAAAACTGAAAGTAAATCTTTTTATCATTTTCACATCCTATTCTAAAATCAGGTAAGTTCATTCCAAATCCATTTAATGCTATATAATGAACAAGCCCCCAACAATCCATTCCTTTCAAATCTCTTCCACCATCAAGAAAAGGAGCTTTCATCGCATCTGCAACTGCTGAAACTAAATTAGGCAATGCTTAATCCTCCCGCACCTACTCCAGGAAATCCACCATATCTATTACTGTTGGATAGTTCTCTACACCTGATCAATGTTTTATTACAAGTAGTTTCTGTTCCAGTGTATCCACACCTATCGCTTTTGAATTTAAATCTACAGTTGTTCTTTAGTATCCTATTTAAAGGAAAACGCTTTCTAAATGGATTTGCTGCTCCTAGTGTGAAAGTGGCGTATTTAGAATCGCTTCTAGGCTGGACTAGTACATATTCATGGTAAGCAACTGGATTTGTGTCCGCTAGTTGAGCAGAGGAGACTACGTAAATACCAACAGTCACTTCAGAAGGACCATATTGTTTTACATAAGCATCATACTCTTGTAAGTATGCTTCAATAGTCCTATCTACATTTGGAATGCGAAGATTTATTCTTGGAATTTCATTTTGAGTTTTTTCTGAAATCTCTTCCATCTCAAAAGGCATAGCAATCCAAGTGCTTCCTCTCCAAACTATATCCTCTGTATTAGAAACCAGTTTAATTGTTTCCGTTATAGCGGGGATAGTAATTTCTAATAGAACTAAGAACGCATCCTTTGATCCCATTGCGTTCTTTTGTTCTATCACTTCTGTAGAGAGAACAATCGCCATTATGCTTCCTCTATCTTAATAGTCATCGAACAGTCAGTAGGGGACTTGATGTCTACTTTAAGTTCATCTTCCGTAAATCTAACCGTATAACTTGTATCGTCCATTGGGTTAATCCACGTAAAAGTATCTCCTTGATTAGTGTAAAAGAAGTCACGAATGTAATAAGATTCCTCAATGGTCAGGTTATCATAGTTTAAATCCCATTTTCCCCTTCCTCTTGTATGCTTAACCCTCGACTGAACGCTTCCATCTTCGAAGGGGGTGCGTATTTGCGCCTTCACAAATGATTCTGTGATAGAAGTGGGGGTAGGTATCGTAGTTAAGAAAGTAACCATTTTTAAGCCTCAAAATTTTGCAGATATATAGTACCTAGAGGATTATTTTCCCAAGTTGTAGTTCCAGGAGCAAGCGCATTCATTTTGATAGAGGAAACTACTTCAGCATCAGAAGATAAAGCAATATTTAGTCCTTTCATGATTCTTACTTTAGGAAATATCATAAATAACTTTTTTACATTATCTGGATAAGTATATTCTATTTCTACTCTAAAATCAATATCTGTTAGTATACCAAATGAAAAACTATTATTAAAAATATTAGGATATATACCAAACATTAAAGAAAATATATCTTTAGATAGCTCAACAGTTTTCATTTCTATTGCACAAGTTTGTCTATCTGTTTTCATATCTGTAGGATAATGAGAATTTACCGCAGTTCTTTCTTTATAATCCACAGAATATACAATATTTGTTTGTTCACTATAGCCCATATAGTCTGTATCAGTAAGAACGGGTAAAGTGAAACTTAAATTAGATTCACTACCACCAATCCTTACTGTAGCGGGGCCAATAGAAATAGAACTGTTATCTTTTAATCCTAATAACATATTATTACCTTATGGAAGCAATTTTAGTACGCATACCGTTCTTATTATATTCCATCGCATCTAGAACAACAGTTATAATTTGTTCTCCCATGTTAATAGAGGAGGTCGCAGTTGCAGATTTCGCTTCCTGCCCTTTATTAATAATTTGAACAGATACAGGCTTATTCTCTCTATTACTAGCAGCTTGTTCCCTAGTAAGAACTTCTTCCCCCGTTTTAAGAACAGCAGGAACTTCTCCACCAGAATGGAATCTAGGGGCGTTTATAAAAGAAGAAGGATCAAGATTTTTTCTAATAGAAGATGCTTTACCCGCCATGCCCCCTGAATGGTTACTAGAAGCATTAGCATATCCATAAGTATTCACCAAAGTACTAGCAGGTGATTCAGAACCTCCACCAAACAATCCACTAATATCTAAAGACTCAGCACCAGCAGATATTAGATTGAAAATTTGCTGTTTAATAATCATCTTAGTCAAATCTTCAATAATAGACAAAGCCATATCGCTGAAAGCATCTGCTGCTGATTTGGTTCCTTTTACAAAATCAATAAAAGCACTAGCAGAAGTTTCCGCAAAGCTATCTATAGCATTAACCATTACATCACGAACTTCTTCCCATGATGTTTTGGTTTTCTCTTTAATAGAGTGCATTGCAGCATCCCAAGCTTCTTTTAAGTTCTCAGGATGTTCTAATCTGTTCGTATTTAATTTATCTTCTAGCTCTATTGCATTTTTTGTATATTCAGCATCTATCTTAGCTCTTTGCGCCATGATAGTTTGATATTCTTCATTCTTACTTTCACCAGTAGCGGATTCAAAATCTCTTAGAATTTTAACTCGTTGATCGTAAGACTTTAATTCAGCATCATAAATCTGCTTTAATGTTTTGGCACTTAGCTTTAGCTTTTCTCTTTCAGTACCTTGTTTTTGTATAATAGCACTTTCTTCTAAAGTAGCGACAGTTTCAATACCTGCTTTTGTTGCAGCGAATTGAGCCTTTTCATTAGAAATTCTATCTTTATATAACTCTTCTTGTTCTCTCAGTAATTTCTTATGTGACTTCTCTTGTTCTTTTTCTTGCTCTTTAAATAACTTTTTTCGTAAATTTGCTACAACATCAGCTTGTGCTTGAGCAATATCTGTGCTTCTATTTGCAAAGTCTATATTTGCATTTATATCTTCTAATTCAGCTACCGCCTTCTTAGCCCCTTCTACGAAATTAGAGATAAGGGATTGGTTGCCTGTAGAAAGAACTTCTTTCCACAAAGTTTGCCCAGCAGAGCCTAATTGAGATAAGAAACTAGCCCACCTATCCCCAGCTAATCCGGCATTCTCTAACGCCTTTTTCTCTTGTTCTAGTCTGTCAATAAGAGGATCACTAACGCCTTCTCCTATCTTGGCAAGCTGTTTCTGGTACAGAGTTGTTTGATATTGAAGCTTCTTTAGTCTTTCAGATGCAGCGGAATATCCTTCTGCTATAATTTTTAGATTTTGATTATATATTTCTTCTGTAATAAGTCCATCTTTATAGCGTCTAGTTAATAATTCTCGCCTAGCAGACAAATCTTCCATAGACGCAGCAACTTCACCCATCTGCTTTCTACTTTCAGAAAGGCCTTGAACTAAGTTATCACTAGACTTCTTTTGGTAAGCTTCTTCAACACCTCTTAAAGTTTCAATTAAATGCTCTAAATCTCCGTCATAGTTTTTAACAACTTTAGATAATTCAGGATACTTAGCGACAAGAGAATCAAGAATATTAGAGATTTCTTCTTGCGTTTCCCAATTATCCTCTCCTGAAGCGGTAACACTTTGAAGAGCTTCTAAATATCTTTCAATACCGACAACTGTATCGTCATATGCAGCCGATTGCTTAATTACTTGCTCTGTTTGTGTCTTAGTATCATTTAATACCTTTGCACTAATAAATTCTTGTAAATCTATAAAAGCTTGTGTTACTTTCTGTAATACCAAAGCCAATTCTGAGAATACAAAAACTATTCCTCTAATGGCAGTAGTAAGCCCAGCGTCTCCCAATAGAACAGCCAAGTTCTTCCATCTGTCCGATAGGTTTTTTATTTCAACCCCTAAACCTTGCTGCTGCTTGATTTGCTGACGGGTTGCTTCCCCAGCTTGTTGAGTTTTTTCTAAAGCAAGGGCAAACCCACCAGATTGAAATTCTTTAGCAAGAATAGCCGCAGCTTGTTGCCCACGAAGACCAAACAACTCATATGCCATCCCTGTATCTACTGTTCCTGTTTTAACATCCATTAAGACAGGAAGTAGATTTTGCATTGCGGCTTGAATACCAACAATGGATGGGTTTACAGAATCGAGTGAAATACCTAAAGCAGCTACAGCAAGTTTAAGTTTATTATTTGGGGCAACTAGTCTAGACAGAATATTACGTAAACCAGTACCAATTGTAGATGCGCGTAAACCATTATTAGCTAGAAGTTGCATCAATGAAGCAGTTTCTTCTAAACTAACCCCAGCTTGAGCAGCAGCGGCACCTACAAAGTTAAATGCTGTACGTAATTTATCTACAGTAAGTTTTGATCTGTTTACAGAAATAGCAAAAATATCCGCAACCTTGCTAGATTGAGATGTTTCTAGATTGAATGCGCGAATTGTAGTTGTAAATAAGTCAGCAGTAGTAGCAAAATCAGTTAATGTTCCTGTAGCCAAAGCAGCCACGGCATCAATTGATTGTAGAGATTCGGTTGCAGTGAAACCAGCCTGACCAAGAAGTTGCATAGCAGAAGCAACTTCAGTAGCAGAGAATTTTGTTGAGTTGGATACTTCTAGAATTTTATCCCCAAACAACCCAACTTCAATATTACTTGCTCCAGTGATTGCTTGAAGAGACTTAAGAGATTGATCAAATTCAACAATAGCCCTTACACTACCCATAATGGCTTGAGTAAAAGAACGAATAATTAAACCAGCAGTAGAGAAGCGTAAAAGAGTTTGAAGTGCGCTTGCTACCCCTTTAGTAGAAGTAGCAAACGTATTCATTGATTTTGCACTAGATTGAGCAGTCTTTCCAGTAGCAGCTAATGCCTTAGTGGAAGTAGTTAATTGCTTAGTAGTTCCAGTTAGGCTGGATAAAGAAGAGCTTACTTCGTTAACACTCTTTTTAAAACTGGCATCCACTCTACCAACAAAAGAAGTAAGCAATTGATTTTTATATTCAGGCATTAGTCACTCGTTTTCTAGGTTGCTTATTTCTATTTACCAAAGGCTTTCATATGTTGGGCAATCATTCTATCCGTTTCGGCCTTTTTCTCCGCCTCTGTCATCTCTGCTACTTTACGCGCTCGTACTTTAGGAATATCATTTAATGCAGGGAGTTTGACCCCGTGGAATCCAGCTAGTGTTCTGTAATTGTTATATTGCCTTGTAGATGCTCTATCATATAACACATTAATTTGCTTAAATGTAAGCCCCCCTGCATAGACAGGATTGAATAATATATCAGCTAATTTTATTTGTGGGTAGGCCTCCAGAATAAAAGTTAGAATATCATCTATATCTAACTGTTTTTCCAGAGGCTTTTCACGTTTTCCATTAACTTTTTGACCTTTTTCCCTGCGCCTTCATAGTTCATTTCATAAATATTGGTGCATAAATCTAAAATTTGATCATTAGTAACATTTTCTAAATCAATATCATCTTCAGTAACAAGATTACTAATTTCAACAATATTTTCTTCAAGTAAACCAATGATAAGATTTACCATCTTTAGAGTAGAGGATTCATCGTCTTCCGCTTGCTTGGAAAACTCTTCAATAAGTTCCGCAATCTTTCCTGCAAACTTTTTCTGTGCGGCAAAAGATAGAGGATAAATAGTAATCTTTTTTAAATTTTTAATCCCAACTTCCATTTCCCTAGTTTCAACTATCAGTTCTGACATCAGTTAAATCTCCTGTATTTTATCTTATGTGTTATATGGTAATTAAAAGGGGAGTTTTTAGGCTCCCCTCTTTATTTAATATGTTAACTAATAATTTTCTTACCAAGGCGGGCATCATTCCAAACAGAATGACCGCCAGTAACAGAATCATCAGCACGGAGAGAGGTGAAGGTAATACTCACATTAGCAGCAGTATCACTAGCAAAACTAAGTTCCTCACTCTCAACACGTGCTTGCGCCCTTGGGAAGATAATAGTAAGAGTGCGAGTAGCATCGGGATAAGTAAGAACACCTTCAACGCGAATATCAGCAGGAGCAGTTAGGTTTCCAAGTTTAATCTCTCCGGCGGTGTTAGAATCGTATCCTTGTTTCGCCATATAGAAGGAAAAGAGATCATCAGCGGCATATACCCCCGTAAAAAAGCCAGAAGGGATCTTTACCAATTCCGTAGTCCCATCAGTAAAAGTAGAAAGTGCAGTAGTGTCACCTTCTCCAGTTTGGTCGCCAGTAAGTTTACCACGACTATCTGAATACACACTGTAGGTAGTAGCTGTGAGGAAGATTACACGGTAAGTATCAAGTTCTGCATCCGCACCACCATCAATATCATCAGACGTATTGTAGGTGCCAGAAGTAGAAGAAACAACAGTGTACCCCTCACCTACCCAAGAAGTGCCACCAACAGAAGGGTCGATACCTTGAGCAATGGCAAGGTTTTTTGGAGTAATTTCTTCAAAGGCACAAGTCATGGTTTCGCCACCCTGTGTAGGAAGAATAAGGTCTTCGTACATAGGGAAGCCACTCATGTGTGTGTAATAAGCCTTTGTAGAATTGTAAGTAACTTCTGCTAGTGCGCCAAGAGAATGGGCAGTAGTAAGCACTGGAGTAGCGGTACCGATGTTAGCCGCAGAAGGACCGACACGAATATCCATCATACCAAGTAGGATAGCACCTGTATCTTTAGTAATGGCTGTAGTCATAATAACTCCTTAAATTTGAGGGCCACGTTTATACATAAGTAGCCCCCCATCTTAGATTTAATGTAATAATTTTATATTTTGTTCCATCTGTTGCCCTCAAATATGAAGACTGAAAAGCAACCTCTGCCATAATATACCCTATAATTTCTTCATCAACGGTATTTAAATTTATATAAAAGGGAATACGTCTAATCCCATCTATCTTTGTTGAATCTGTGAAATTAGCAACAACAATATCTCTCAGCTTGGTAACTTCATCCGCATCCGTATCCTTCTGAGCGCAACAATAAACGTCTACTGTTGCCATATTAACACTTCCGATTAAAAATGATCCAAACTCCACTGTGAGCCATTTAGGGGATGCAGAACCAGAATCAACTGGAATCTGCATCCCCTGGTCGAAGAGGAGTGGAAGGGAAGGAGAGAGCGCAGTAGCAAAATCATAAAAGAATTTGCGAAGCGAAATTTTAAAGTTTATCTCCTTACTAATCTCAGGAAGCGTCATCGTCTGTTTCCTTTACCAATGCCTTTATAGATTCAAAGAACTCATAGTACGTATTTAAAGGTGTTTTATCACTAAAAGAATCGTTTCTTATTATAGCATTACTTAATACAAAATGCAAGTGTTTTAATTCAGTTAAAGTAAATATTGTAGTTATTTCTACATCAACTGGACGTATGCTTTCTATTATCATATTGTATTCTTAATCTCCCACTTCTTAAATACTCTTATAGCAGCTTCTTTTGTTATAGCATCTGCTTTTCCATTAACAAAGTCGGCTAATGTAGGTCCGAATACAGGTCTAGCGGGTATTCTTCCCCCAGGAGAACCAAATTCATTTAGGTATCCGTAATAGGTTATTTCTCTTGAATTATAACTTCTGCTTTGATTTTCCCTATCGTATAACCAAGACTTTCCACCTGCTTTAATTCCTTTTGGGATACCTACTGCTCTTACGCCTTGTGTTTCAAATATAACAATGTTTCTAAATAAATCCCCTTCTAAAAACCAAGGATCAAGAAATCCATAATTTCTTAACTTCCAATCAGCATACCGTGTGTTAAGTGGTTTTCCTCCTGAAGGGTATTTTCCAGAAGTTAGATTTGTTTTAAGTTCTTTAAAATATGCTTCAGATAATCGTCTAATTAAAATACTTCTGGGGCCAACTTGTGATTGAGCATCGGTATTTAGTTTTCGTGTTCTTTTAACAAGTTCTTTTACTTGTCTATCGAACTTAGAGAATGTTAATCCAAAATTAATCATTGATGAAATATAAACCCATCTAGGATTGAAGTTCCTACAGCATCTTTGCTAGGTTCTCCATATTTGTTCAACACTGTATCTTTTCTAAACAAACGGGGAGAAACAAAATGACGCTGTTTATCCCCATCATTCATAAGTCTATAAATGTTATAATATTCATAATCCGCTTCCATGAAATAAGGCAACGCATCCCTAAGCTTCTCTTCTAAATACTCATCAGTAAATAGAATCATATACCAGTCAGTATCACAGTTATAAAAAGAAGTGCAGGGTGTTCCTTTCTTCTTTTCTATAATAACTGGTTCAAGTTCTTCGATAGAATGAATTGCCTTCTCCCTATCCCCGCCCCTGTCAATAAGATAAACTGTAAGTTCCATTACTAGTAACTACCTATTGTCTTCTGACATTTTTAATTCATAAGCATAGCCAAACATATACTTAGCTACACTCTCCACCTTCATAACTTCTCCACTAGCAAAAACCAATCTATCAAATTCAGCAATATCAAAATGTCTTGAGGTATAAACTAAAGCAGCATCTAGCACAAGTTGCCCAATGTTATTATAATCAGATATTTCATCACCAAATCTAGTATTAGTAATTAGGCATGGAATATCTAATGTATATTTATCTTGCCAAGTAACATCTGTTTTATATGAAGCTGGATCACGTACTTCAGTTTTAGATTGCACTCTAACTGTTGTATTTGTTTTATATAAAGTTGCTTGCTTCTGGATAATCTCATTCCTAAACGGTTCATTAGTTAAGTTCATTATGAGATAAGTAGTATCATCATAAATAGTCTTAACATAATCTCCTACTTCACAAGCAGTATCATAAGGAAAGTATGCTTTAAGATAAAACTCCTGAATAAATACTTTTGTTGCTTGGTTAGATAATTCGGTTAGTATATATTCATTAGTTTGTTCAGTTAGAGTATCATCTTTATATGGAGTTATTTCTGTTCCATTCTTTTGATACACTCTTTTTATTCTTTCCCCAATACTAGTAGGCATAATTATTCCTCAGTGGGAGTAAAATCATAATCACTTACAGGGATATAATAAAAAGAAATGTCTCTACCAGTTTTGTCATATCTAAAACCATTGGGGATGTATGTTCCAAACAATCCAGAGGGGTTTGTACTCCAGGATAGATTCGGAAATAGTTCTGGCTGATTTTCAATGGCAGTAGCAAATTCAGCATCGAAATATTTGAGCATAGACACAAGATGCTCAAAACTTTGCTCTAATGATAGTTTGTTGAACTTGAAATTAGGAGACTCAGTAAGAACAAGAATTTCAATAGCGTGGCGTTTGCTCCTATTAATGGCCCAATTCTCATACAGGCCAATTATAGGATAAGAATAGCCAAGTTCATTCATCGCCTTATTAATAGACCGATTAATTTCTTGTTGAGTTAGGCTATCCGCTAACTCTCCTAATTCTATTTGGACTAATGCGGAAAGATCAGCTGATGAGGTTGCCATATTTATTTCTTCTTATTAGTCTTAGTGGTGTTCTTTACAGCGGATTTGGGACGGCCACCTTTTTTAGAAGCAGAGGATTTGATGGGGGCGGGAGTTTCTTCTTTTGCTTCTTCTTTTGCTTCATCAATAGAAATATATTGAGCATCTGCGTCTTCAGAAACAGTGGTAATAGAAGAAACTGATTCGTCAACAGAACCCTCTACTTGTAAGAAAAATAAATCATTAATTTCCTCTTCTGAAAAAGGATTGCTTTCAACAGAAACAACAGATACTTTAGCGGAAGGCTTTGGTGGAATGATTACTTGCTCTTCGTCTTTTTCGATAATAGAAAAATGCTGTGGCTTTTTTTCAAGCTCATATAGAATAGATGCTGGAATTGGAGATTCCTTGCTATCTAAAATAATACCCTTGTTAAAAATACCCTCTTTGACTGACAATGTAACATTAAACTGAATCTTCACTTTATTCTCCTATTCGTTTTTAAATTGCTCTACCATATGCCGATAGGTCATTTATTCTACATCCATCTTGATCATGTAATTTAATATGACACTCCTTGCATACACAAATTCCATTTTCAATATCAACTTGTTCCATTGGTGAACACACAACCGGACTTATATGGTGTGCTTGCAAATACTTTTCTTCAAAAGTTTGATCACATAATTGACAGGTGTATTCATCCCTTTCTAAAATCATTTTTCTAAATTCAGAGGAGTATTCTCGTTTTGTTCCTTTTCTTGGAGAAAGACCCTGTGGGTACTTATGTTTTTTATAAATAGTACAAGAACTCTTACACTCATCTGAACAATATAATCTATTTTCCCCTGAAGTAGCTCCAACAAGCCCCTGGACTCTATTCTTAGCCGATTGGTTAGTAGGAATAAAATACTTTCCACAAGTGGCGCATTTGACCTCTAAGTACCCATCTTCCGTTTCTCTTGGAGATTCCAAGGCAGTTAATTTTTCTGAGTATATATTATATTTAGCTAGTTTCCTGGCGTACTTCCTCATTCCATCTATCCGAAGCTCCCTATTTTCCATATAATATTTAGTATTTTCGGCTTTTATTTTACTAGCATTTTTAATATATCTTAATTTTTGTTTTTCTACTAAAACATCTTTATTAAGTTTTCTATATTTTCTATTTTTACTAGCTATTTTCTCTTTAT